TCGGCATCTTGCTTAATTTATTCCGCCGCACTCAACAGATATTATGATGTGCGCATAAGTGCATCCATTGGCGGTGGAATGCTAGTATATAGCGGCACCACGGCTGCAAGCTGCAGTTTGCTAATTACCCGAGCAGGTACTACGGATTATATAGAAGCCTCTAGCAAAGCTGCAATTAATGCAGCCGGCACAGAATTACAATTTTTTGATTGGAGGCATTATTATAATTTTGGGGCAGGAACGACAACTCAGTACGTTCGAGGAGCAATCTATAATCCAACTACTGGCGCACTTGTTGGACAGAATTCTTATACTCCCGGAACTACTATAGAAGTACTTTGTGGTGCAACATATTTTCCCATTTACAATAGATTTATCGGAAGAACAAAATTTGGTGGACTTGTTGCCCTACGGATTACTGCACCATCCACACTAACTGTCAACTATAATTATAATGCTGGCTATCTATTGCCGACACTGGGGCAAAATAACATAGATAGCATTATCTCTGCTCCTGCCGGACTTGTGACTATTGCAGACAACGGCCAAGGCTACACCAATCCATGACTTAAAATCCCATGGCGACGCAAGCTCCTTTCTCCAGCCCCCTCACCGAAGAACAGATTGAGCACATTGCAGAAAGGGCTGCTGAGAAAGCTGCTCGAAAAGTAATGAGCACTCTGACGGATCATATGTACCGAGAGGTTGGCAAAGGTGTAGTTAATAAGCTCTTTTGGATCATCGGCGTAATTTCTATCGGGCTCTACATGTGGTTGAAACAAAAAGGACTAGTCTAAAATGGCTGTTCAACGATTCAAAGTGCCGCTGAATAACGCGGCATTTCCACTTATCTCTGCGGAAGCTCCTCGGGCAGTATTTGTGCCGGGACTTGATGTTGCCTCCCGTGCGCCCAGAGGCTTTGTTGCCAGCGACGATAGCGCAGATTATAATCTGGCACAGATCCTGTACGGAGAAAACTTCATGCCCGTGGGCAATGGAGTGCGATCTGTAGGGTACAGCCAACTTATTGCTCCTACCGCCAACACTGATTTTGATTCTATTTTTGCGCTGCGGGACGAAGATGAGAATGTCGTCTTGTATAGTCCTGGTGGAGGAAAGAATTACGTCTATGATAATGCACTGGCCACTTGGTCATCTACCACTATTCCTACAATCTATTCCAAGACTTTCTCTCCCACGTCTGATCCTGCTACAAGCAAAGTCACATATGCGTATGTGCAAGGATACACTTTTGTCTGCTACAGCCGACTGAAGTCCAATGATGCCACTCCGGTGGACATGAGTCTTTTGTACTGGAACGCAGCCACACAATCTCTGGCTGTGCCCACTGGGCTTATTGACAATCTGCCATTTCCCGCTGGGGAAATTGATGGTATCGCTGCCTCCAACGGCTATCTTATCATGTGGTCTGGCATTACAATTGCTTGGGCTGCATGGGTGGACACTAGCAATTCTTTCAACTTTGCTTCACAAGTTGATGGAGAGTTGACTGGGTCCGGAAATAATATTCCTGAGGACATTCAAGGCACAATCAATGCCATTGTCCCTGTAGCTGGCGGATTCATTGCCTTCACTGTGCGCAATGCGATTGCGTACAATTATGTGGCAAACAACCTTGTGGCCCCCTGGGTCATGCGAGAAATTCCAAACTGCGGCGGCTTGGAAAGCTATGAACAAGCCACGGTGGAAGGTAGTCTTGGTAGAGTGTATGCCTACACGACTGCAGGAATGCAGTCTGCGTCGCTCAATTCTGCTGAGCTGATTTTTCCTGAGGTTGCAGATTTTATTGCATCTCGGGAAATTGAGACGTACAACTCCACTACTCGGCTGCTTTCACAAGCCACGACAACTACAGACTTTTACATCAAGGTCACGGTAGTTGGTAATAGATACCTTGTCGTATCGTACGGTACAGTTCCTGGAGTTTACTCTTACGCCCTTGTCCATGACTTCTCACTGAAGCGCTGGGGCAAGATGGCAATCATTCACAAGGATTGCTTCTATTATAACTATGGAGCCATTGCATCAACTCTCACTTACGCGATGCTGCTGAGCACGCCTTACAGTGATATGTTGGTATCGCCAACGTACGCTGCAGCAAGTGAACAAAGTGGCGAGTTTGTCTCTGCTCCTCACGGTTTGGCGTTCCTACAAGACACTGGCAGAGTTGTGCTGGCAGACTGGTCCAAGCAAGCTCGTGCAACTGCAGATGCCGGAGTTATTATTCTTGGTCGCGTGCAGCTGACTCGCAGCCGGAATGTGCAACTGAATCGTATAGAGATTGAAGGATTCAAGAATGGCAATGTTTTTGTTGTGCCTTCCTACGATGGGCGCAACTTGGCTGCTGCAGAACAGCTTACTGCTATTACCGTTGATAGTGATTATCGAGATTTCGGTGCTTTTGTAGACTGCAAAAATTTCAATATTATTATGCAGGGCACATTTGATGTCAGTACCATGATTCTTGAGGCCACTCCTACTGGAGCATTCTGATGCCGCAGCCATTAATTACTACTGGCCTGCCGTCATATCCTGCCGGACTTACGGACGATGACGCCAACCTGGTTGTGCCACTGTATAAGGCCGTCAACACGTTGGCACAGCAGCTTAGTCTTACTACTGGCAATGTGCAGTACAGTCCTGGAGAGATGGCAGGGCTCAATCAGTTCACTACATTGCTGAATCAGAAGACTCAGAAGATATTCATAAAAGCTGGGGAGGCATTGAGTTATGGTAATGTCGTCACACTTTCTGTGTCAGGCGGCAAGGTTGTAGCGTACAAAGCCAGCGCATCTGATCTGACAAAGCCAGCTCATGCAATTGTTGATGAGTCCGCAGGAATTGCAATCAATGAGTATGGGGAAGCTATACTGCTAATGGGGCTGACCGAAGGTATTACTGGCACTACGTTTGGTGCTGTGTATTACCTGAGCACAGCTGGACAAGTGCAGTTGGCACGGCCTCATGGTCCTAATATTCTCACACAAGTTGTTGGTTATGGATTGGGCAGCGCCGGATTTATGGCAGCTATTCAGGCGCCGGGAGATACTTCCTACGGCACATTCCTAGATACTACTACTCAAGTACAGACTGCCATCAATACTGCTAAGGCAGTGACATTCAACACCACAGACATTTCCCGCGGGGTAACTGTTGGATCTCCAACCTCCCGTATTATTGTCTCCAAGCAAGGTGTCTACAATTTCCAATTCTCTTTGCAGCTGGATAAACTTTCTGGTGGCACCGGAATTGTGTGGATCTGGGTGCGTATTAATGGCATAGACGTAGCAAACTCTGGCACACAGATTCGCATTCAAGGCAATGATGCTGAGACTGTGGCAGCCTGGAATTTTGTATATGCACTCAATGCCAATGACTATTTTGAACTGATGTGGGAAGTGGACACCACAGATGCGCGTATTCAGTATTTTGCAGGCACTGGTGTGCATCCTGCAATCCCTTCTGCACTTCTGACTGTAACAAATAATCTATAAAAGAGGTAAGAATGTTTAAGTTCAGTGCAAAAAGCATCAGGAATCTCGCAGGTGTGCATCCTGACTTGCAACTTGTGATGTATCACGCAATCGTAAATAGTCCTCTGGACTTCTCAATCACTGAGGGGCGTCGCACAATGGATCGGCAAAAAGAGCTGATCAATGCTGGCGCATCCATGACTATCAATTCACGCCATCTGACTGGCCATGCTGTTGATGTGGCCGTGTTCATTGGCCGGGAAGTGCGCTGGGACTGGCCTCTTTACGATCGACTGGCTGAGCATATCAAGGCAACTGCTCAGAAGTTGGGAATTCCAATCGAATGGGGCGGAGATTGGAAACGGTTCAAAGATGGCCCTCATTATCAACTTCCTTGGGAAAGGTATCCATGAACGCGACTATTGTCACTGCTGTTGTGCGCCATGTGTTGACTGCTGTTGGCGGAGGCCTTGCAGTTTCTTGGGGCATTGACGGTGCAGCTTGGGAAGGCATTGTTGGGGCACTTGCAACTCTGGCTGGCTTGGGCTGGTCTATTCTTGACAAGCGGCGTAACGCCTAAGTTTGTCACGCCTCGTAAGAGGATTAGCGTCTGCTGAAGTTTCTGGCCGTGGCTAGAATATTTTCAGTAGACGTTTTTTTGCGCGGAGAAATAAATCATGGCAACTGCTGCAAACCAGAAAGTTCCTCAAAGTTCTGGCTCTGATATTGCTGGAATCACCCAACTTGTTAGTTTGCTGGGAGGTCAGCGTGGCACTACCACGACGACTACTAATCCGGGTGATATAGCTGCACTGCAAGATGCTTTGGGGCAACTCAAAGCTGCAGATTATACTGCCATGTTGGAAGGCATCTTCCGACAAGCTGGCGCACAAATTCCTGGATTGCGCAATGCCTACACATCTTCTATTGGTGCCCGAGGCCGCAATAATTCTGGGGTAGAGTCGGCAATGGCACAGCTGTTGAAGGCCACTACTCTACAGGCACAAGAGAAGATTGCAGCTCAGCAACTGGCAAATCAGCAAACACAAGTGCAAGCTGGTAATGCTATTGCCAGTGCCACCAAAGGCACGCAGACTACGCAAGCTACAAAAAGTGGACTTGATCTCGGCCGTGCCGCCGCACTGCTGGCGCTTTGGCAAGGCATTGGCCAACTTACTGGGGGCAAAAAGCTCACTGATATGTTGCCCAGCATGACTGGTGGGGCGGCTGGGGCTGGCGTGACTAGTACTGCTCCTGCGATTGCTGCACCTGCAGGCACTGTTATTCCTTCGCCTGCGCAGACTGTAGAACCAATGTCAGCCGCTCCAGTGACTAGCGGAGGTAATGCTATTGGAGATGTACTTTCCAATGCATTGAAAGCCATGGGAAATATTGTTGCATATGGTAGCACTACTCCTCCAATGATTGCGGCTCCTGGGGCAGCTTCTGAGCCTGGAATGTCACTAGACCCTAATGCAAATATGTTGGGGCTAGACTGGGATACCTTGTTGATGGGATCTAGCCCTCAGCAAAGTACTGCTATTTCCCCTAGTATGCCTATGCCTACAATAGATTGGAATCGTCCTTCCTTTGACATTGCTTACAGGGACTAATCATGGCCACTTCATTCGACATTGATCCGCGGATGGTTGGGGCTAGGCGCACGTTTATCCCCACTGACTACTCTCCTACTGCCCAACTTGGTACTGCTGCGCTGGCAGACTCTGATGTCTTGGCACAGCTTATTGCAGGATTGCAATCATTTTATAATCCTTCCAGTGCTGGTGGCGGCCAAGGAGAGCCATCAATTATGGACGTGTTGAATCAAAACCAAGCACAAGGGCAGGTCAGTGTTGGTGATGGTGTGCAGGATAATCCTGGAGGCATGACTGTTGCGCCTGGCACAGCAACTGTTGATCCTGGCCTAGTTAGCACTCTCGGCAATATTATGAGTGCCGCTGGCACTTTGTCTAATTCCCCGACTACTGCGTCAGCAGGCAGTCTTCTTGGCTTGGCAGGGCCACTGAGTCAACAAAGTCCTGCTGACGCAGTGCAGACTTTTGGAACTATTGGAGCTGGAATTGCTGGGGCCAACCCGCTGGCAGTCAGTGGCATCAATGCGCTGATTGATATGATGCAGGATCCTGTGCCTGCCACTCCAGCAGATATTGCAGGAAAGCTCACAAACATTGCTTTGAGTGCTACGCCTCTGGGCATTGTCAATAGTATTGCTGGCATGTTGTTTGGCAAGAATGCTGGCAATGTTGTCAAGGGGGCACTAACGCCTGTGTCTGACATCAGTATTTCTGACGCACTTGCAAAGCAAGCCAATCAGGAAGCTGAGGCAAAGAACATTGATCCACTTGAAGCACTGCTGAGTCTTAATGAAGCATTTGGTACTGCACCTGCTGGAGTGAGTGGCCGTACTGCAGAGGCTGATGTTTCTACTATTGGCATGGATATGTTTGGTCCTAATCTTTCTATGGGACCATCTCCGAATGAGGCGTCTATTGCATCTGGTAGCTCTCCTAGTCTTGATGTCTCAGGCGGATCTGCAGATTTGATGGGTGCCGCTGCTGATGCTATTGCTGGGGCTCTGATGGATGCCATGAGTGCGGCTGGAGGGTCTGGGGATTTGAACACTGGAGACTCTAGTGGGTCTGGCGGAGACTCAGGCTCTGGAGGAGATTCTGGATCTGGTGTAGCTGGTGATGGGCTTGGGCTCTGGTAATCTACATAGCATCTGAGAGGAATAAACATGACTCCAATCACGGACATTGCAGCCACTGTACAGCAGATGCTGTCTGGGCTCACTGGCGCCTCAGATGCGCGTGTCAAGACAATTGAGCAACAGGCCAATGATCTGCGTAACAGCACGGCTGCTGTAGAATCTTTGCTTCGCACTAATATTACTGAAGCTGGGCAAGTTGCACAGACGGCTGGTCAAATTGCTGCGCAGAAGGCAGAGACTGACTACATTCGCAACAGTGCGCTTGAGCGCTCTGGTGTAATTCTTGGCATGAATGCTGATGCTGAGAATTATATTCTTCCCAAGCGTATGGCAGAATATACGCAGCTGGAAGAGGAACGTAAGGTAGCAAAAGCAGAGTACGATAAGCTGGCACAGACTGACCTGCTGAGTAACCCTGTCGGTTACATTGTTGCCCAGCTGAAACTTCCGGCCGTGGCTGCACGCAACAATGCACTTGTTGATGCACGAGATGCCGCAGTTGCAGATATTACTACTCGGCAGCAGTTGGCAATTGCTAACAAGAGTGCTGTCACCGCCAATACAGCTGACGCACTTCGTACTACTGCGCTGCTGGAAGCTCAGAACGCACAGGCTCAGGCTAACATTGCACTGCGGCAGGCTGAAGCTGACATGACTTCCAAGATGGCTGGTGCTCGTATGCAAGAGTTCCAGCTGCGAGATAAGGCAGCCGATCTACAGGGAGATCTGTTCAACAAGCAGCTTCAAGTTCAGCAGTTTGTTATGAACTTTGAAAGCCTGCAAGAACAGCGCAAGGCTGCACGTCTGGCGGCAGAGGAGAGAATTGCGGCACAAAGAGAACGTGCTGCTATGCTGAAAGATAAGGCTGAGCGTGATGCTATTGAGGCAGCAGAGCAAGCTAGTTTGAATGCTGGGCTAGCTACTGTGTCTCGCTTCCTGGGCTCGCCGATTCCTATGACTCTGAGCACTTGGAAACTCATTCCAGACAGAGCCACTAAGGAAGCCTGGCTGACTGCGGCGCAGTCTGGCGTGCTAGGAGATAGTATTGCTGAAGGGTTGCAGTTTATCAATCGCGCCTCTGGTAATACCCAAGTTCTGCGCACTACTAATCCTGGAGCTTGGCGAGCTGTTCAAGGATTTACTGAAGCACTGAATAGTGTTGTTGCCACGGAGCAGCGCAAGCCGGAGAATGCCAAGGCCAAGATGGCCGATATTGTTAAGGCTGCCTCAGATCAGTATTCCAATATTGTTGTACAAAGTGCATCCAACATTGCAGCCAAGGAGACTCTCAGCAGTCCTACATTTGACAAACTCTTTAATCCTTACAAGGCACAGCACAAGGTCATGATTGACCAATTTGGTGATGCCAACAATGCTATGGTTAAGGCACTGAAGTCAACAACTGTTGGCCGTGAAGCTGAAGTTGCTGCCATGCCTAACCTCAGTTCCGAGATGGAGCAGCAGGCACTCAATGTTGTGGTGGATCAAGTCGCATCTGGCAAACTTGGTCTGGATGATGCTGCACGGCAAATCAATTCCTATTATACTGCAGCTGCAAGAAAGAACTTTGAACTCTATCAATACAATCTGTTTGGCCTGCCGGCTCAAACCAACTATGCATTCCGCATGGCTCCGAGCAAGATGTTTGGAGATGTCGTAGCTGTAGACTTCATGGACTTTGCATCTACCAAGATGGCATTGGCTGCGCAAACTCGGCAGAAACTTTCTCCTGGCATGCTTGGTCCCATACTGTTGCCGTTGCAAGTTGGTAGTGAAGTGGGCGCTGATTTCAATGAATGGTTGCGTGGTAGGTCTACTCCTGCAGCTGCGCCTCGTTAATCTTGTTGACATTGCCCGAGGGGGCAAAAAGGAAACAACATGGCATTTGAGACTCCGCAATATCATCCCTTTGTGATGGCCGCTGATACCACTGACTATCAGGCCAACACGCTGACTCGCATCACTGAGGGATTTACAAAGGGACTTCCTGCTGCTGCAGCCTCTGGGGCGCTGAGCATTGCTAACACTGTCATTGACTATGGTAATTTCTTCGGCATCACAGACAAGTCTCAGCTGGATATTGAGCAGCAGATCCGGCGCTATGGCGGCAATGCCATGGGAGATTATTATGTGGAAAACAAAGAAGCCATTGATGTCGTAGGTTTTGTTGGCACGTCTCTGATTCCTGGAAGCATTGGCATCAAGGGATTGCAGCTGGCCCGCAGTGGTAATACTCTTGGTAACTTTGGCAAGTTTCTGGCATTGCCTGGCACTCGCAAGAATGAGTACATGGCCAAAGCCTTGCAAGAAATGGCAGTAGAAGGTGGCGCCATCAAGTCTGTGCTCAGTGCCAATCAGCGTAATAGGCTGCTCTGGGAAACTGCGGATCAGACCCTGACTGCTACAGCTTTTGAACTTGGCGTAGTGGGGCTAATGAATGATAGTCCTATTTTTGACAATGCCTCGGCAACTGACTTTGCCTGGAACATTGCACTAGGCGCTGGCATTGGTGGAGCGATTGGCGGAACATTTGGCAGTTTTGCTGCCCGAGGTATTCTTAAGTCTGCACAAGCTGAAGTGCAGGCACAGATGCGACTTGTTGACGTCATCACGGATCCCAGCAAACTTGGCATGACCAAGGGCACGGATGCGCTGTTGCTGTCTGAAAGCATCCTGAATCTGCCTGACACGTTCACCACTACTCCGTTCAAGTACAAGATCACGCAGCCTGATGGCAAAGTTGTGACTGAGACTATTGACTTGGCCACTGGCACTGCACTGCAGACTGCCAAGGAAAAGGCAGAACGCCTTGGCTATGACCAGCTCAAGTTCAAGTTCAATGAGATTGCTGCTGGTGACGAAGTCATTGGTCAGAGTTTCTTTGAGGCACTGCAGCGCGGCGTGGTTGCAGCTAAGGAGTCTGGCCTATCTTCCACTGAAACGCTGCAACGGCTGCATGGATACCTCAATCTGCTGGAGACTGCAAGGGCAATTGATCCAGAGAAGTTGGCACTGGAGTCTCGCAAATTCTACGTGATCATTCGTCCCGAAGCACTGCCCAAGGGGCCTAAGACTCTCAATGATATGTTCTCCTTGAAGCGACTCAAGGGAGACAAAGGGCAGGAAGCAACAAGCAAGCAGGCATACTATCTGTCTGAAGGCGTGACTGCGGATGATATCAATGTTGTTGACTTCTTGCAGATGGGCGAGAAGAATGTCAATGACATCTTCAGGAAGAATCCTGGGACTGACGCTGTGCTGTTGCCTGATGGCACACTGCGTATCAATCGCAAGTCTGAAAAGATTCTGCGCTTCCGTGAGAAGCCTACCAATGTTCGCATGCTCCTGGATCTTGAGGAGTTGTCGCTCTCTCCGGAAGCTGTGCTGACGTTCGGAGACATTGTAACCAAGGGAAGTTTCAAAGCAACGATTGATGCAGCTTATGTTGGGCGCCGAGGTTTTGCTCAGGTGCCATCAAAAGCTATCAACATTCTTGAAGATCCGATGCAAGCTGGTGCGCGTTATGCGTGGGCCAGCAATCTAAGTCCTTCTGATTTCAAGGCAGTTGTCAAAAGCACACTTGACACCAATGATCTGCCTATGGTTGATAGGCTGCTGGAACTCATTGCAGAAAAGAGTGTCAGTGAGCCATACTTGCGCAGCCTGAAGTTTATTGACAATGGCATTGAAAAGAGTTTCGATGACTTTGTGGACCTGCGGTTGCTGTCCAGTCAAAAGCGCCTGGAACTTCTGGAACAGCAACTCAACGACATTCCTCCCGGCTCCACTATTCCTAACTCCCATGCTATCGCAGCACATCTGAACACGGATCGCCTGTGGGTTGAGGATGCCATTAGCCGTGGCTTCACGCCTCCAAAGGAGAACACTCCTGGCCGCGTTCTTCGCACCAAGGATTCCTTGTTGCCGAGAACCATTCAGCTGGAATGGAACTTCTCGCCTGTATCTTCTGGCAAGGCAAACTATCTGTTGCCTGAAGAAGCATACAACATGAATATGGGTCCCAATCATTTGATGACCAAGGAGCTGACACGACAGTATCAACTGGAGATTGCACGCAAGACTAACATCACTGCAGCTGACTCTGTGCTGTCTGCAGATGCTGCACTTGTGCCACATGAGAGTGAGTTTGTCGGCTCTGGTAACAAGTTCACCAAGAAGCTGAGCAAAACTAGCAGTCTTGAGGGTGCTGGTGCGACTCTGTTTGGTGCCAGCAATGCAGGATATGGGGATAAAGCTAAGCTCTTTGTGCAGGAGCTTGGCAAGAATGTGGCACTCATTAGTCAGCGTTGGCGAGATGCCACAATTGAGTCACTGTCTCCGTATGTCAATGCACTGCGAGACAATCAACGTGCATCTGCAGAGCTTGGCGTGTTGACTACTGCACTTCGCAAGTCTGAATTCCGCTATGTGTTTGACCCGTCTGATCCCAGCTCTATGCGGATCATTTCTACGGAAGCTGCAAAGCTGGCACAGAAGCTGAATGATGACGTAGATCAGGCACTGCTGGCACTTGGAGGAAGTGCTAAGAGCCCGCACAGTTTTGAGCTCAAGAACATGGAGGTCAGAGATTTTCTGAAGGCCAGCACTGCCCGAAACGAAAGTCGCATGGGTAAGTTTACTACTCTGTACAATGCTGCAGGACTGGTAAAGCACTCTGACTATCGTGGTGTTATCTATGCACCCCCGGTCAACACTGTGCGGTACCCATATCATGCGTTTGTCAAGACCAAGGAGAAGCTGGGGCTTGGCACTGATACTTCCATGATTGTTGCACGCAGTGAGGAACAGCTGCGGAAGCTGGCTGCAGAAGTCAGTGATGACTATGACGTGTTTTTCAAGGCAGATACGGATAACTATTTTAAGGCCAAGGGGGAGTATGACTATCAGAATACTCTGAATGAGGCCTCTGTAAACAGTGACCTTGCTCGCCGCGGTGTCCTGGCTGACTTCTTCCCGGAGACGCGGCTTGAGAACATCATGGATGACTGGCTTGGCTGGCACGCTAAGCAAGAGGAGAAGCTGGTTCGTACTGCTGTGCAGACCAAGAATCGTGAGTTCTTCTCTGAGATGGAATTGCTGAGCAAGCAATATCGTTTGGAGTCTGAGTCCGTCACTCGTGGTCTTGGATCTCGCTTCCGTGCAAAGGTCGCTGATCCGTTCGGTGATTATATTAAGACTGCACTGAATCTGTCCAAGCAGCAAGAGTTTCCGTTGCTGGACTCTTTGAATGAGTTTGTAGACAAGGTAGGCATCAAGGCTGGTGAAGCTATCAACACAGCTTTCTTCCAAGCCAAGAATGATTTGTTGCCCTGGCAAGAGGCTAATAAGATCATTGACCAGTATGGTCTGCCGAAAGCGTACACAAACATTGATACTTATCTGGAGGCCAATCAGCGAGTTCCCAAGAATGTGATTCGTGAGTTCTTCCAGAAGGCCAACATGGCGCTGGCTACAACCACGCTACGCTTGGACTTCTTTAACTCTCTGATCAACATTATTTCTACGCCTATCATGCTGGCCACTGAGATGTCCAGCGTACGGCGGATGATGGCAGAGACTCCAGAACTGGCTGGCAAACTTTCTGAGCTTACTACTCTCAAAGTGCCTGGCCGGGATTATCGAGTCCCGACGACTACCAAGTTGCTTGCGGATTCCATTGCTAACTTCTTTGGCCCAGAGAAGACTGCACTGATTGAGCGGTACAAGGATATTGGTGCGATCAAAGAGATCAGCACTCTGTATCACGACATGGTGGATGATCTTGCCTATCGTCCCAACATTGCACCAAAGGAGTGGGTTGAGCGGGCAAACAAGGGGATTGAGACTGCTGCAAAGCTGGCAGGTAATAACTTCTCTGAAGACTTCACTCGATTTGTGTCAGCTGATGTAATGCGGCAAATGAGCGAGCCGCTTGTGCAAGCTGGCCGCATGAGTGTGAAGGAGCAGAATGCGTACATCAGCACATTTGTGAACAGGACGCAAGGTAACTATGTTACCAGTCAGCGGCCCATTGTGTTCCAAGGCACGACGGGCGCTGCAGTCTCACTGTTCCAAACGTATGCATTCAACGTTCTTCAACAGCTGCATCGTCACATGCAAGCTGGGGACAAGAAGACTCTTGCTATCTTTGGTGGGATGCAGGCAAGTATCTTTGGCTTGAACGGCTTGCCGTTCTTTGATGCAGCAAACACTTATATTCTTGGCCAGTGGCTTGCAGCCAATCCGCAACACAAGGATGTGTACAGCATTCTGCCGAGTTTCAATAAAGAGCTTGGTGATTGGATGCTGTATGGTACAGCTTCTGCATTCCCATTGTTCAGTGGCTCATTCCCTGCACTGTTCACACGGGGGGACATCAATCCTCGTCATGTGACTATTCTGCCCACCAACATTGTTGATGTGCCTGCAGTCAGTGCAAGCATCAAACTTGTAGACAATCTCTATGAGTTTGGCCGCAACATTGCTGGCGGTGCAGATATGTCCAATGCATTCCTGCGTGCAGTAGAGCATCAAGGATGGAACCGGCCACTTGCAGGGTTTGCACAAGTTCTGGCAGGACGCAGCACTACAAGCACAGGTAGTTTGATCTCAGCTGCAAATGAGTTTGAGACTACTTCTCTGCTTGCTGCTACTACTGACAGAATTGTCAACTACGGCGGTGTTACCAGGTTGATGGGCAGCCGGCCGATGGATGAAGCTGTTGCGCTGCAAGCTCTGTATCGGGAGAAGCGATATGAGGCTATGGACAAGGCTCGTATCGAGCGTCTTGGTGAAGTTGTAAAGAGCAAACTGTACAATAATGAAGTTCCGACTGATGAGGAATATCAGGACTTCATGCAGAGATATGCTCGAAGTGGTGGACGCGCTGAGACATTTAATCAAGCGTATCTGCGCTGGACCAAAGATGCTAACCAAAGCGTAGTGAATCAAATGCTACGCAAGCATGAGAACCCATTCAGCCAAAAGCTGTTTGAGATCATGGGCGGTGAGCCACTGTCTGAGTAACGTAGCTTTGCTACAGTGTAGCTGAAAAGAAAAAGCCCCCGAATGGGGGCTTAGTTTTTAGAGCCTGATTTCAAGGTCTCCAGTTGAACACTGAGCTTGGGACTGTAGCTACTCTCTTGCTATCCCGTGTTCTTACGACTTGTTGATCTCTCCAACGTTTTGTTCTAGTTGTGCCATTTTCCGGTGGAGGCCGCTTAGCATCTGGCTTGTTACCAAATGCATATATAGCTCTGGGGTATCGCTGCTTGATTTCATCATCATGCGTGTAGGCATGGATATGAATGCACCTTGGTTTGATTGGCCTGTTCTTGCGTAGCAGTTCAAGTGCAGATGTTATGGTGTGCCTGTTGTGCGGAATGTGACGACACAATTCTGCAGTGGTGGCTGGCCCAAAATCTCTCAAATGCTGTATGACAAGATCAGTACACTTTGCCATTGTGTTATTCCTTTGGAGAGCTTCCTTGACGAATCTCAGCCTGGATGTAGCGAAGCAGCATAGGCTCAGGTTTCCAATATCCTGGCCCCTTCATGACTTTCCCCCTCGCATCATAGATTGGCTTGCCATCTTCTCCCAACTTGCTCATGTTGCTGGCCATGATAATGCCAAGCACGTCTGACGGACGCAGCCCATACTTGGTCATTTCACTGGCGCAGTACACCATGATGTCACCAAGCCAGTCAGCAATGTCAGTCAGTGCAGCTTCTGCAGTAGTGTCTGCATCATCTAGCTGTTTGATAATGTCTCTGACTTCTTCAAGCTCTTCTTTGAGAATGTTCCAAAAGCTATTGAGTTTGTTCTTTGTATCCTCTCGTGAACTGAGAGTAGGAACTGCAGGCATAGGCAGTTTATAGAGCTTGTTGAATGCTCTGATCTTGCCATCAAGTGTACTGGATGCTGGCTCGTATGCTTGGACTTCTGGCTCTGCTAGCGCAGCTGTTGCTCCTTCGACTCCATCAAGTGTGTAGCAGCGGGCTGCAACAATGTCTGTGAGTTCTGGAATATCCTTGGTGACGTCCAGAGTTACAGTGATGTGAACAGGTTTTGTTTGTCTTGCCATGATATGTTACTTGAGTGTGAGGTGCATGGGTATAGTGATTGCAGAGATGACGACAATGATTGCAATCATAATGTAGAATACAATCCTATCCTCTCTCTTTTCTGTGTCAGTCAAATCTTCCAAGTCCTCCAAAGTTGTCAGGCTGTAGGGCGGCGCATAGAGGTCAGACTTGTCAGGGTGTCTACCCTGCTGATCACATCCTTTGGGAATATATGGTTCCTTCATTTCTTACCTCCTTTGTGCTCTTTCCGTTCACTGTGTTTATCCTCTTTGTCTTTCTTTCTTGCGTCTGCTTCCGTATACTCTCTGCCCACAGACTGAGGCACTCCAACTTTCTTGGCAAAGCTCAGACTGTGTGCAACCGCTTGCATGAAGTCATGCTGTTTTTTGCTCTTGCTTGGCACCGTATGGACTCCTTTCAAAGTGACGTTGAATGATGGCCTCGGGATAATTTGGGGATGCTACATGCTGTGAGATGTAGTTTAGCAGCCAGTGATGACTGTGGTGAACACGCACAGGATCTTGCTGTAGTTCATGCATGAGGGTGAACAATGTCTTGACTGCATCTTGCCATCCGCATGTGTAGATTTCTTTTGCCCTTGTAGTAATTTCCTGCTCCTGCTGCGCCAGCGCGGCGCGGAGGGCGGTGATAGCGTCTCCGCATCGTTTGGGACGGACATCGTCCGCTTGCAACGTGAACAGGCTTTCCAACGCCTTCAGCGCCTGCTGCAAAACATCCTTACTAACTACAACATTCTCAGACATGGTTAGACTCTTTCAACAGTGAGAAGTCACAATAGATATGCTTATTGCTAAGCATCTTTCTTACAATCATGTAGCCTTGCACATTGCCTGATTTTGTTCTGGCCACATATTGTACCTTACCTGCCTGTATCAGACCTGCCAGTAGTTTGTTAAGATCCTCTGGCTTGTCAAGATCCGCACTGACTTGCTTCCACAAAGCTGGCAAATCAACTGGCAGTTTTGCATCTGTCAACACACTTACAATTCGTGCAGCAACGTCTGCATTTCTTGCCTTACCAAACTCACCCATAGCATTTGGCATACGGTGTTCAGTGAAGGTGAGCAGCGTGTTTGCAAACAGGACATCTTCAGCGCGTATCTCTGTGCGACATGCACTAGCAGCAGTCAACAAGCATACCTTCAACAAATGAGTGTAGCGGCGTGTGCTGTAATGCTTGAATCTTGCATCCTCCAAACCTTCAAAGCTATGATAGATAGTCTGAAGCATGTCTTTAGCTTTCTGCGTAAGTGTTGCTTCACCTATCACATTTGCTTTGATGTCTAGGAATGCGTCTATCAATGACTGCTTGAGTTTATCAGATGGCCGCTCTGGGAACGCAAACTTCTTACCGCTTGCTTCACCGTAGACTAGCAGAATGCGCGATAGGAAACCTTGGCCAAGTGCCTGCGGTGGGAATGCTTCTGCAAAGCCTGCATGTGTGTTGCCACTTAGAATGTTGATTGTCGGCTGATAGATATTCACACTGCGCGAAGTCTTGAGTCTTTGCTTGAATGGTGCAGCTGGATCATCCCAATCCCATAATGCACCAAGCATGCTCAGGAACTCAAGGTTGCCGCTGCCAACAAATTCATTGAACTCATCTGCAACGATAAAAACCTCCTTGGGGTCTGACGTGTTAAAGTCATCGCCAAAGAGGTTCTTCATTACTTTGTTCGCATTCAATGCACCGTTGTCTTCTTCCACACCTTCCAAGTCCAGCAGGAATTTCTCTTTCGATGTCTTCTCTGCACTGAACTTCTCATAGCCACTGGCACTCAGAATGCGCTTGCCCATTTTGATGGCTGTGCTTTTTCTGGTGCCTGGATCGCCTATCAGCATGACATACATATTTGGGAATATGCGAAAGTCTGCGAATGGCAGATAGTATTGCCGGCCGAGTGAAGCTGCTAGACAGCCCAGCAAACTCCATCGGTGAAATATCATTGGCGGCTCAGTGTTCTCCGCATATCTGAAATACAAATCTGCAAGTGTTTGACCGGGCGGCAAACTCACTTCAGGTCTCCCCAATACTTTTCACCGGAGTTCATGTCCGGTGGAATAACCATTGTTCTGACTACTCGGTCTGTCCCCTTGATATCCACAGGGCAAGTCATGCGGCTGAGTACCAAGTCTGGAGTATCACTGCCACGATAAGCAAAGAGCAGAGAGTCATGAATCTGCGCCTTGAGCCTAACTCTGCCTTGCAAATCACCATATACAGTATCTCGCCAGATAGAATAGAAGACAGTATTGATAATGCCAACAGATAGGTTTTGAGGTCCATGTGCTACGGCTGCATTCAATGCTGGCTTGGAGGCCGTGGGGTCTGCAAAGAAGTACCGAGTCCAGCCAAGCGGACTGACAAGTTTCTTGGTCAGCTTGATAGTCTTCTTGACATCGTCATACCAGTCCTTCTTAACTTCTGGATAGGTTGATGCGTAAGTATTCAGCAGATGCTGACAGACTTGAATCAGACTCCAGGAAGCTGGAAGTTTGAGGAGAATCCTGGCTTCCGCAACCGCTTTCGGCCCCATAGTTTCCAGCAGGACTGTCGCGCCCATGTTGTAATTTGATCCGTGATTGACGCGCTTGGACAGATTTCGCAAGGGCTTGTCAACCTTTTCGTATGGAACTCCGAAAAACTTATGAGCATTCCAACTATGATAGTCTCTGTCTGACTCGACAAGATCAATGAGACTTTTACATCCTGAGAGGTATCCGACACAGCGAGCTTCGCTCTGAGCATAGTCACCCTCTGCAAGTCCATCCCAGTCAGCGTCAGCACATATCCAGCTTTTGACTGCCTTTCCCTGGGGAATGTTCTGAATCTGTAGCCCAGTCCAGAAACTTGACTCAGTAGATGCAAGCCTGCCTGTATCAGTTCCAGCCGGGTTGGTCTTGTAGTAGAGTCGCTCATTCCAGAACTTGTTCCAATCAAGATAGGTGGAGAGGAGTTTAGCTTGCTCACGATATGCCAGAATCTCTGACACAATGAGTTCATTGAATGGATGCACAGCTGCACACGCATTCATTGTCTTGGCATCAGAGCTTTCAACGTCTCCCATGCCTAGCACTTTCAGCACACGCTTGCACTGGTCTGGGCTGCGTGGATTGAAGCCATCACCAAACCATGCAGACAGTTTTGCACTGTGCTTCTCTAGCTCTTTCTCTGCCTTGCTCTTGGCAATCTCAAAGCGATTCTTGTCTAGCGACAAGCCATCAGCTTCCATGTGCAAGCACGGAAAGACTAGCGGAAATTCTAGAAGATAATTTGTGCGGGCCCACTGCGGGAGTTCTAGCTGCATGGCTAGGTAAGTCATGAGTGTAGCCCAGCAATCGCGGGCATTGTACTCCATCAGATTGTATTCACTGCCAGCAGAGTCATCTTTCCAATAGCGAATCTCCCGCACACAAAATGCAGTGATGAAGTCAAGCCGCTTGGGGAGCTCTGAATACCAAGAGTGAAACATATGCTGCGTGTCATGCAGCCAGTTATTCACCGGCACATTGAACCGCAGAAAATATAGATTATCGTACATGCCATTCTGAAACAGCTTTGCTGGAGCAGAAGCATTTATGCGCCGGACAAACGCATGAGCCAGCATGTCTTTGAATGGCACAACAACTGTGTGCGTAGTGCCGTCAGGAAACAATGCACAATATCCTGCGCAGCGAATACGCCGCAGGTCATCACCAACATATGTTTCGATGTCAACTGAGATGATGCGGGCAGTATCAAAACGTGCAATCAATGCCTCAGACTTTGATGCTTCCCACACTTCCCAAGTGAATGGTGTCTGCGGAAACCAAGCATCAGGCTCAGTCAGCTTAGAGATGAATCGCTTGAATATGAATGGGCCTTCTGGTGTGGTGACAAGATGTCGCAGCGGATTGAGAATAAGAACCTGTAGATCCTGTTGACTGCCAAGTTTGGCAGCAGGAATATGAAAGAAGCTACCTGCATAGTCATCAAGTGCCAGCCGCTTCTTTGTGCCACGCTTGTCAACCGGATGCCGAAAGTCTGGCAATGCAGAAAGCAGCATCGTCATAGTCTCAGGGTCAGTGACAATGACGCCTTCAATGCCATTGGCTTTGACCTTCATGGCAAAGCTGGTAAGATATTCTTCTGGTGTCAGCGATACTTTGATGGCATGGGCACCAACCAAGCTGTTCAGCTTAGGAAGAAAGCTGCGGTCATCTGGTGTACCAAAGAATGCTAGCTTCATGGTTCTCCTCGTTTAGGGCTTTTTACTTTGTATGCGCAGCACAGTTTTACAAGCACACAAAGGGAAAAGCCCACCGAAGTGGGCTTTGATTCAATCACTCAAGCTCAGAGGACTACGACATCCCGGAGATTGAAGTTGAACCGCTCAGGATCTTTCTTGTCCTGACGTCGCACCAGGCTTGCAGCAACACTGATCTTGTTGATCTGTGCAATGGTTTCACCCATAGCCCGTGTGCCGAAGTGTGCAGAGAACGGAGCGCAGGCTTCCTTCAGATAGCCAAGCCCGAACTCATTGACGGTGCCATCCTTCTTGAACGGCAAAAAGATCTGCGTGAACTTCTGGCCCACAGCAGCTTGCTTTTCTTCTTCCGGGTTCTTGACTTCGTTGACAGCTTCAACTTCGTAGGAGAACTTGATGTACTCGCTGCCGCTGCTCTCAGAAGTCTCACGGCTTGCAGTTACAGAAAGACTGTAATGCCCCGTGGGAGGAACACCAACAGGCGGCAGGTCATCGATGTCATCCATCGAAGCGTTCATCAGGGAATCGAGGTCAGCGAATGCGGCTTTGTTGCTCATGATGTTTGTCTTTCAAGAATTGTTTGATTGGTCTGTGTTGATTGCCCAGAATGATGGATTGAGATGTGCTTCAGGAACTCCTTTCAGTCGATCAATAACAAGTTGTGTGTATCCGACGATGTCAACCCAAGAGTCAAGATAGTCTGGGTCACCATTGAGAATGCGCCCGATCTTGTGCGCAATCATGTCAAGTGCTTCTTTCTGGTCATCTGCCAGATTATGCCACTTCGGGCACAACCGCATGACCCCCTTCATGTCTTGCGTGATTCGCGCATGCTGTGCAAAGACGCCGTAACGACTGCCACGCTCTGCAAGAATCTTATGAATGTCTTGGATGCTCTGAGATTCGGAACTCATAGTCTTTTCCTTCACAGTTTGTTTTCATCTAGCTTGTGATCTCCGCACCAGTCGCTAGAAAACACGGCCGGAAACCCCGACATTGTCGGTGCGTGTCTGCGGCAGCGTCCAAGATTGCCACGTTCTGCAGGCTGCGTCTCGGTATACTTTTCAACAAACCACATGCAAGTGGCGCACTTCATGCCAGCACTACGATGTTTCCATGGGTCTTGATTGAGATTCATAACCATTCCAAATGACAGAGGATTTTACAAAGCAAGGGAAGATCACTGTAGCAGCGTTCACTGCAAATGTCAACCCCTGCGGAACAGACTTATCAGCGACAGTTCGCCTCCTTTCTTCTCATCAAGATCAATCGCCAGCCTTGATCCTGTAATGATTGTCGGGCTGTAAGTGCTGGAACTGAATGCCCGATGTTGCTTATTGACAATGCTTGCATGCACCACAGTGTCAAAGTATTTTGCACTGGTCAGAGAGAAGTTGCGAGTGCCAGCTACAGGCACGATCTTCTCACGGCCTTCCAGACTTTCTGACTCAAGCTCATGGCTAATGGCAATGATGTTGATGTCTGCCACTTGAATAAAGCTGAGCACTTGTTCCATCAGTGCGCCTTGCACACCGTAGTCCACAAATGTCTTCTTGTATTCCTCGCCGCCGGGCTTCTGCAGTTCTTTGAGAATGCCCTTGTTCATGGCACTGTTGGCCAGCTGGCTCAGACTGTCAATGACAAGAATATCATTGTCTCCGAGCTTTGCCAAATCAACCTCTGAGAACTTGGCAGTGGTATCTTTTGCACACAGCGGGCAAGAGACTTTGCCATGAGATGTGCAGATACGCTTCATGCCCCCACGAAGAACTTCACGCACAGTGTCAATGGCGATAGGATAAAGCCTGTGATCTGGCACACTGATGACGTTGACATTCTTGCGAAACTCTGGTGCAAGAATTGCAGGATTGAGCAGTGTTTTGATCCCGTTCTCAAGGTCAAACCAGTGCAGCGTGAAATGCTCAGCAAGTTTGCCGACAAGCGCAGTCTTGCCAGACTTCGGTGCGCCATAGACAAGGACCTTGCTTTTGGCACTGTTGGAAAAGTCATTCAGATTCATGCTCACTCTCCTTGGATAGATTGTTTAGATGTCATCAGTTGCTGGTGGGATAGATTTCGTTGTACTGTAAATCTCCTTCATGTTATTGATCTGCCTTTGCATGAATGCCATGTTTCGTGCAATGAGTTCTGGGCCTACTTCAATACTGGCCATTGCATGATAGGCATACATATCATCCAGCTCATCAATATCCTTGTGTATCAGGATTGCAAACTGCTGATTGGCCGTGTCCACATTTGGCGCATTCTTGTGCAGTTCTTCCTGGTGATTCCGAATGGCAATCATTGGAGATGTTTCCAGCAGCCCTGCAATTGCCAAGGATACTTTGCGTGTGGAAACTTTCTCAGTGCACAGCACAACGACAGTGTAAAACAGTGAGTCGATGTAAGTATCGCTGGCACCAATGATCGGAGATGTGCAGACACGAATGTCCATCTGAAGCTCAGGGCATAGAAAGCGCACAGCTGGAAAGCCTGGCACTATACCAAAGTCAATTGAATGGTAAACATAATTGACCTTGGGCAGTTGAGAAGACTTGATGCCTTCTGGAATATTTTGGTTAAACTGCTGGACTAGCTTGTCGAAGATAGGGTCAGGAGTTTGTGACATTTTGCAATCTTTCTTTCTGGCGGTGAACGATCTCTGACAGTGTTGTGGGGAAGTCAATTGGCTCAATAGCATCAATGTCTTCCAGCGATTTGATTTCTGGAAGGTCTGAAAACTCCTTGCCAAAGACAGTCTTGGCTGCAAGGTCACAGTTCTCATAATACTCACAGCGCTTCATGAAGTTGAAGCATGACCTGCCGCGCTTGGGAAAGAAGTTGAGTGCGCTGTAGTGATCGACTTGCTGGTGAATGAGCAGCTGATCTTGAATCCACTCTGCTTTCTTGTTGGCATTCTTGACAAAGGGGAACTGCATCCACTGCTGTGCAGTTGCACTGTAAACTGTGTACAGCACTTCATACTCTGAGCCGCCAAGCATGTCAACAACCACAGCATAGCTGAGTGCTTGGTCACTGTTAGCATAGAGCACAGGATCTACATTGGTGAAGCCTGTAGTCTTGTTCTCTTTGACTAGATAGCGCCCTGTGATTTTGTGCTGCAACACTTCGTCAATGTGGCCACTGTAGAAGTGACCATCCTCAAAGTCTACAGCAATCGTAGCTTCGATCTTGACAGTCTCGTAGTCTGAAAGCATGGTCTCAGATTGATAGAAGTTCTCGTAGGAATACAATGCCCAGACTGCTTCGTAGAAACTCTTGCCTGCCGCGCGTGAAGTCTTGCGTTCTTCAAGAAAGAGATCAATGTCCCAGGCAAGAAAGGCTGCCCAGATAGATTGACGCAAGTCTTGAGTCTGATCGTAGACTGCAACACCTGCACCAACAGCATGGCCAAATGCAAATGTTGGAGAGTTCATGCGCTGGCTAGTGCCAGCTTCAGCTTGCAGCTTCTTGATCTGATACTTGCGCGGGCAGCTGTGCAGAATATCAGACGTGGAATACGTCATCAGATTTCTGTGTGCAGTCAGCTGGTCATAATGATTCTTGGTGACCTTGACTGCTGCACCAAACCCTGGTGTTGCATCTGTGACGTTTGTTTGGAGAATGTCATCCATGTTCATGGCATGTTCCTTCCTGTTTCTGCTCCATCCTTGCCCGCGCCTTTGCATACGCTTCTCTCATCGCGTCACTCATGCGCTTCATGTTAGCCCGCACAGTTCCCCACGCCCTACGCCGCCTTGCGGCGTCGATGTACCAAGGGTACAGGCGGTCTTTGATCCTGCGGATGCGGCGTCTCATTTGTTCCCCCTTGCACGGATGGCTGCGGTGAAGTAGTCGCCCCACACTTGACACTGTCCGCTAAAGGTCTCCTTCGCTTTGTCTTCACACACCTTCGCACACGCCTCACGCTCGGCCTCGACCTCGATCTTGATCTCGCGCTCGTAGCTCTGCTGCTGCAGGGCCAGGGTGTGCTCGTAGTTCTTGCGCTCGGCAGCGGCCCCTGCGGCGTAGGCCAAGACGGCAAAGCGTTTAAGTGCATAGGTGGACATGGCTCCGTCATTGGTGGCTCCCCAAAGGTCAGCACCAATTTCTGACCACCCAGCCTCCCGCGCCAGCTTGAGGATGTCTTCTCGGGTCATGTCCTGCTCCTTGCATTCCAAACAATCGCGCCAACGCTCCACAACACAGATGCGGCAAACGCACAGGCCGAAGCCCAAAACACCCACTCATATTCTGGCTTGCGTGTGCCTACAATCTCGGTGATGCACTGCACGACAAACATGATGGCGGTGATATTGACCGCTGCACGCGGCCAGAAATAGTCGATTTTTTTCATGGCATGTTCCTTCCTATTTCAGCCGCAGCCCTGACGATGGCGCGGCGGGTGGCGGCGTAGGGGTCGTCGTTATGCGGTTCTGTAACGCATTCCAAAAGGCGGCCTATGGCCAAATTTCCAACAACAATGGTGTCGCCGTTGAATGAATCTGCTTCAACTTGGAGATTTAACGCCACCGCCAACCGCAGCGCATCGCCATCGTCGGTGAGGGGGTTCCATTTATCCCAATATCCTGGGAGCATGTGCGGGCGGTGCTCGTAGTAATCTTGGCACTCAGCAATCCATCGCACATCAATCCCCGCCGCCTTTACAGCAAGTTCTAACATTTCTCTGTCTGTCATGTCTTATCCTTTACTACGTCTTGCAGGTAAAAAAGAATCCAGATGACTCCGCTTGTGTATGCAAGAGCCATGCCAAAATCAGCTTTCCAGATGTAGTAGGCTATAAGGAATATGTGTACAAATAATGATATAACTGCAAAAGCAATCATAGCTTCTCTCCTGTCAAAGATCATCAACAGAAACCTTGGCCTTGCCACCGCCAGCCTTCTTAGTAGCAATGGCTTTGACAACCTCAGTCTTGGTATGCACTTCTGCTGCATCAATGATGCGTGCAATCTCTGCGTCATCAAGCAGATGCACAGTCTCAGGATAGCTGATAAGAATACTGTGAGTATTCCTGAGATGCTGCGGCATCATAGGATCTTTGTTGGTCAGAGTCTGCTCAAGAGATGCGAGAGACATCTCCAGCTTTTGGAGAATATCCTTGGGGATTGCTTCGCTAGTCTTCATGGTCATGGCTCTCCAGGTGAGTGGCTCGGCTGCACCGCCGCCGTTGCAAAATTCAAGAGTGATGTGGATCTGGTCCAGTGCAATTGGAACTTCTTCAGTCTTCAATTGCATGAATAACAGATGTGTGAATGCGAGATCAAGCTCGCACAGTTGCCTGCGCCAATGCTTTGATACATGATTCAACAATGCGAATACATGATATGAAAGCAATGGCACATGCTTGTCAATGTGAACAAACTCTGGCAAGCGAGGAAGAAGATTCAATGTCAACGGCAAAGCAAGCTGACTGTTGGGCCGCGGTGCCGTTGGCAATGAAGTGATATGAAAACAAAACCCCCGAGCCACATGAGCTACGAGGGTTCTGCGTTGCAGTTCCTCCGAAAGAGGAGGAACGAAGAATGGCACTCTTGCCATGATTACTGATTAATCTCTATAACTCTCAGCAGATCATGAGATACAGAGATTGGAATCTCAGTATGGAATGCTTTGAGTCTAATACCAACCTCATTGCCCTTGTCATCTATGAATCTAATTTCAACGGAATGATGCTGATGACCACTCCGAAGGTACTCATAGCGGTATGGCTGAAGTTCAATCTTAACAGCGTTAAAAACGGTGAGCTCAGGCAGCATGATAATCCTTCAGTCGTGATTGAAGATTTCCGTGGGTGCAAAGGAAACTTCAGACTGTTCCTGAGCACTGTACAAACTAACATTGTTAGGGATACGCTCTCCCTTGATATTGTAAAGCTCTAGTGACAACGTAGTAAAATTGTTGCCATTTGCAGGACTAGGATAGACATGCTTGACGGGCTTGATAACGATACGATGGACACCGAAGATTTGGATTTGACTGGACATGATGTTTGATTGGGTTGATTGGTTAGAGTGCTGTGTTGTACAGGAGTGTGAACTTGATAAGGATGTGTGTGGATGAAAGCTCCTTTCTTTCTATGACTAGCTTGCTCCAGCCTACCAAGCCTGATAGCCTGCGGGCCACATTCTCTGCAGTCTTGACGCGCTTCACGCCATCCTCAACAGTGCGAGCATGTTCCTTACTGACAGTCACTTCGGCACTGCCAGTCTGCTTGATACTGTTCCAGATGACGTGATAGCGTGACACGTTTAGATGACTTTAGCCAAGTATTCTTTGGGCCGCCGCGGGCTATTTGTTTTGTCATCTAGCTTGAACATGGCATCCTTGCCATTGACAAAATTGCAACGAAGATACTTGTCATCGTATCCGGGAATGCCCAATGCCATGCATTGACTACGATATGCACTGAACTTACGCACAAGTGCAACACGCAAAGAATTGTATTCTGATGTGGACATATCAAGAATCTCGACAGTCTCACCTTCGAGAACAACAGTGTTGAATAGGGATTGCAGGTTCATGGTTGTTACAGGTTTTTTGCTTTGCTTTCACTCTAGTACAGACACAGATAAAAAACAAAGCAAAAAAAGAGGGAGCACCCGCTCCCTCTAAAACCGGCCAGACTGCAGCTGTTAAGCTGCCACAGGAGGAGACGGAGCCATCTGGCCGGTGCCCACAAAAAATGCTTTACAGCAGATCCATGTTGAGCGCCTTCTCGGGCTCAGCAATCCACTTCTTGAACTTCTCGCTGATGCGCACAGCACAAGTGCCAGTGTCATCAAGATTGGCAGAGCTAGACATATAGATGTCCAGTTGATCCACGAGAACTGCCAAGACTTCCTTGTTGGCCTTGGCCTTGGCGGGAGACTTGAACAGATTGATGTGGTTCTTGATGCGTTCTTCAGCCTTGCCAGTAGCGGCAACCATGACTGCCAGATAGTCATCAAAGAAGACCTTCCAGTCTTCGTCAGTGATGGCCGATGCACCACGGCGGGCGGGCGGAATGCTGGCGATGTAGACAAGATTCAGCTTGTCATAGTCCAGCATGCTTGCGCTGATGACCTTGCTTTCGTCGCTGCCAAAAGATTCAATCAGCTCATCGAACTGTTCACGCGCTTGGCTGACGATGATTTCTGCGACAGCTTCACAGACAAGATCAGCTTCCTTGCCACCATTCTGAAGAATGGAAACAATCTCGTCAGCAGCAGGAACAGGAATGTCGCAGGTCACAGCATCCTGTTTGCGAGTGCGGCCGATTTCCTTGCCTTGCTCGTCAGTAATCTTGCGGCTCTTGAAGTTGAACTTGACAGACTTGGCGATAGCCATTTTGAATTTCCTCTGCGCTGTGCGCTTGGTTTGGAAAAAATTTTGCAGACAGGATGTTTGCAAAAAACCCGGAGACTTAAGACTGCTGGCGCCCCGGCGCTTGCCAGTGAATGTGTACTATGTCACAAGGTCAAGGGGTTGTCAAGCCCCGGCGCCTTGAAATGTTTTGCTGCGGTGCAGAAGATGGCCACCAATAAGGAGAACCAATGCCGCGCCATGTAGCAAATGATGCTTTGTCCTGTATGTAATAGGATCTGTAAATTGTTACTGCAGCATCATGCGGAGTGTTAGTGCTGCGTAGAGATACTGACTTGACTGCCGTTGCAAAAGTCTCCGGCAGTCTGCTGTGTGTTGACAAATAATCTGTAATGTATAAGCATTGGCAGAGTTGCGCAATGAATGGTTGGTATTGATGGTCTGCATTGAGTGGCCAGCGTACTTGTTTTTCTTCACATAGAGCATATGCAAGCTGTGCAAGATAGTTATAATGTATGATGTCTTGTTGCAGCCACAAAACACATGGATGCTTGGCATGGCCAGCGGCCAAAGGTTTGCATGGAGGCTTAAGACCTGAATCAGCGTAGCTGGGAAAGTATAGCGGCAGCGCTGTGACAAGCATTTGCACAGACTCAGTTATCATTTTGATAACATGTTTGTCACAATGAAATTGTGAGTTGAGTTTGTAATGCTTGAGAGGGTCAATCTCATATGTGAGAATGAAGATGTTCATAGCATTAGTCCTTGGGAAGATTGATTGCGTTGATTGGTTTGGATGATGCAAGTTCAAAGTTAAGAATTGCGACTGCATACTCAGGAATTGCAGGACTTGCACGCAATTCTATTCTGATTATAAATGTTGCACTTTTTCCCTCCCACTCCATGACTGTAGGAATGTTATTGTAAGCCCAGAGGATTACATAATCCTTACCCTGGTAGTTAAGCAGAGTTTTTGTCTCATCAAGTCTATCTTCCAGCTCCTGCTTGCGCATGTAGATGTTACGCTTCCAGACAACAAGATCCTTTCCTGCTGGAGGAAGTTCATTGTACGGGAAGTATTTCACCTTGTACGCCAGCTGCGTTTGTTGACGGTCAGGCTTGGCAAGTTTCTTAAACAGCATGATTGTTCCGTTGATGTGATGGCTGTGATGGCTGTGATGATGGTAGAAGGGGGAAAGATTAAACAGCTCTGCTGCGTAGCAGCCCCCAGCGGCGAGAAAGAATGTTGTGTTGCGCTTGTGCTTTGAGGAACAAGCCCAGACTTGCAAAGTCTTGACGCTTGGGCGCGGCAGGAAGCTCAGTCATGTTAGCAAGTCTTGAGTCAAATGACTCAAAGAATTCTGTCTCTTGTTGTGTTGGCTCATCGGCCGGTGTTGCAAGGTTTCCTGTATCTCCAGGTTTCGAGGAACTGTTCAGCGAAGCTGGAGAAAGCAGTGTGAAACTGCCATAGAATGAATTGATTGATGCTCTGATATGATTCAGGCGCTGCCTGATGAAATGTGTGATCTCATTACCTTGATCGCAAAGATCAAAGATAGCTTCTGCAAGATCATCAATGTCATCACTGATCCAATTCTCAGGATCAAGATCACCACGCATAAAGAGAGTCTTGAGAGTCTCACGACGGCCAACAGGATATCTTGGGCTTTGTGAAATCTGATGCTCAATCCATGCCCAGACCTTGTTAAGGTCTATGCGCTTATAGATTGCAGATGACTTGATCTCTTTGGTTGCTTCTGCAGTCTTACGCTTCTGGTCTTCTGTAAAGACTCTATCTCTGCCCTTCTCCCATTCTTCTTTGACGCTTTGCAATGCGTCAAGATATGCAGAGAAGTTTTCCCAGTGATCATTCTTTGTAGCTGATGCTGGGTGAAATGTCGGCAGGGTTAAACGCTTGGATGAAAGATGATGATACCATAATG